AAACTCATCCGTGGCAAGGACAAGAGCAGTCCTCACTACAAGGAAGTGGCAGCCTATGCGGACTTTGACATGATTCTGATCGCCTGTGGAACGAATGATGGTGTGCCTTCCGGCAATATAGAAGGCTCTTTCACCTCGGAAAATGAAATGGTTGCCATCGAGGAACTGGATCGTAAAGTGTTCGCATCTGCATTCCGATACAGTATCGAGAAACTTCAGCAACTATACCCGGCGGCGAAGATCTATATCTGCACACCGATCCAGGGCTATATCACGACCCGAAGCTATGCACAGTCCAAGGCAAAGGGCGACTATCTGAAACTCCTTGCCGGCCGGATGTCGCTGGAGGTCATTGATACCTTCAACTGTGGCATCTGTGACATTTACGAGAAGAAGAACGCCAACGGCCGCTACCTGATCGATGGTCTGCATCCAAATGCGGCAGGTGCAAAGAAGATCGGTGTGTTCAATGCCAGCGCAGTGATCGCCAGCTACCGGTAATCAAATCCCACGGCTTGTCCGTGTTTTTATATACAATCCATATCGCAGGACAGCTTCGGCTGTCTATTTTTATTGCCCGGATACGGGCGGAAAGGACGGAATTATGCAGAATGTGATCGACAAAATCGAGCTGATGTTCGCAGGACTGGGTGGTTTTCTCGGCTGGTTCTTCGGCGGCTTTGATGGCTTCCTCTACGCGCTGGTGGTGTTCGTGGTTTGCGACTACTTCACCGGTGTGCTGGCGGCGGCCATCAAGCATGAACTCTCTTCGGAAGTCGGCTTCCGAGGCATTGCCAAGAAGGTGTGTATCTTTGTGCTGGTTGGCATTGCCAACATCATCGACACACAGGTGCTCCAGAATGGCTCGGCTATCCGCACCGCTGTGGTGTTCTTCTATCTGGCAAATGAAGGCCTGAGTTGCCTTGAGAATGCAGCGGTGATTGGTCTTCCGGTGCCGGACAAGCTCAAGGAGATGCTGGCCCAGCTGAAAGAAGAACGCAAGCAGGACAAAAACGACAAGCAGTAATCAACCGGGAGGGGCGATGAGCCTCTCCCACATTTTATTTAGGAGGAACGGACCATGAGTATGAAAGAATATCCCGCCAAGCTGACGACCGGTTACTACCGTGTGCGTGAGGATTGGGAAGATGAAGCGTCCCAGCTGGGTGCATACCGCCTGCTGGCGAATGCGAAAGCCAAGTGTGACGAGAATCCCGGCAGCCGTGTGTTTGACAATGACGGCAATGTGATCTACCCGGAGGAAGCGGTACCGGTCACGGGTGCAGAGGAGACGGAGGAACATCCGGTTCTGGATGAGCCGGATGAGAAAACACCGGAAGAGGACTCCGCTGATGAAGAACCCGCTGAGGCTGAAGAAAAGGAAAGCGATTCTGCCGAGGAAGAGTATCCGACTGCCGAGGAAGTCCCTGCGACCATTGCCTATGGCAAACTCAAGACCCTCATGAATATCCGGGAGATGCCGGATACCGGTGCGGAGGTCGTGACCGTTTACAAGAAGAATACGCTGATTGAGATTGTGGAATTCTGCGCAGGCTGGCTGAAGGTCAAATGCCCGGAAGCTGCAAGCGGTCTGGCCTATGTGCTCAACAGTGCTGACACCTATGCCTTTACTGCCAGCAAGATCTACACCGTTGCTCCCGGCGATAATCTCTGGAAGATCGCAGAGAAGGAACTGGGGGATGGCAGCCGTTGTGCCGATATCCGTGCGCTGAACGGTTTGACTTCCAATGCCATCCGGGTCGGCATGAAGCTGCTGATCCCGTAACAACAAAATAATCACAGCACAAGGCTCGGAGTGATCCGGGCCTTAACTTTTTTCAGGAGGAATCATTATGGGATATACCAATAGTCCACTCGTTGTTTACACCAAACTCTCACCGAACCATTCCGGGCAGAGGACACACAGCATCGACCGTATCACGCCGCATTGTGTGGTCGGCCAGCTTTCGGCGGAGAGCATCTGCGGCTGCTTTACCAGTCCGACCCGTCAGGCAAGCTGCAACTACGGCATCGGCACGGATGGTCGTGTGTCGCTTTGTGTCGAAGAAAAGAACCGCAGCTGGTGTTCTTCTTCCAATGCGAATGACCAGAGAGCGGTGACCATCGAATGTGCCAGTGACAAAACGGAGCCGTATGCGATGAACAGTGCCGTGTACAACTCGCTCATCAAGCTCTGCACCGACATCTGCAAACGTAATGGCAAAAAGAAGCTGCTGTGGCTGGGGGATAAGGAGAAAACGCTCAACTATTCTCCGGCAGCAGATGAGATGGTGCTGACGGTCCATCGCTGGTTTGCCAATAAAAGCTGTCCGGGTAACTGGCTGTATGCCCGTCTGGATGATCTGGCCGCAAAGGTGACCGCAGCACTGGGCGGTTCATCCTCATCCGGTATGCAGGCAACTTCGCTGAAGAATCTCACCGAAGCAGAAGCAGTGGCAAAGATCGGACCGCTGTTTACTGAGAATCAGAAGCAGTCCGGTATCCTCGCCTGTGTGTCGATGGCGCAGTTCATTCTGGAATCTGGGTATGGCACATCGGAACTGGCACAGAACGCCAACAACTGCTTCGGCATGAAGACTTCGCTTTCCGGGAATACCTGGCCGAACTCTGCGTGGGATGGCAAGTCCATCTACACCAAGAAAACGCAGGAACAGAATGATGATGGCTCTATGGTCACAATCATCGCTGACTTCCGCAAGTATGCCTGTGTAGAGGATTCCATTGCCGACCATGCGGCATATCTGCTCGGTGCGATGAACGGCAGTAAGAAACGCTATGAGGGTCTGGCCGGATGCACGGACTACAAGAAGGCTGTGCAGATCATCAAGGATGGCGGCTATGCGACCAGCCACACTTATGTGCAGAACCTTTGCAATATCATCGAGCGTTGGAATCTGACACAGTACAATGTGGCTTCTGGCAGCACGACCATTTCCGGATGGTATCGTGTCCGTAAGACCTGGCAGAATGCCGCTTCCCAGAAGGGCGCATTTCATGACCTTGCCTATGCGAAGCAGTGTGCAGATCAAAATCCGGGCTATTTTGTGTTCGACCCGGCGGGTAAGGCGGTCTATCCTGTGATCCAGACTTCATCGGTACCGTATGCAGTCCGCGTGTCCATCAACGACCTCAATATCCGTAAAGGTCCGGGTACGAATTATGCAAAGACCGGGCAGTACACCGGCAAAGGCGTATTCACCATCGTGGCAGAATCCGCTGGGGCTGGTTCCACGAAAGGCTGGGGCAAGCTGAAGTCCGGCGCAGGCTGGGTGAGTCTGGATTTCTGCACCCGTGTGGGGTAATACGATGAGGTTCCTCTGAAAAGGGGAGCCTTTTACATATAACGCAATCGTCAGTTTTGCCCGACTATACGGGCAGATATTCTACGATTTATAGTTCGGATATTACTTGCTATAAGTGCCGGATAGAGCAAATATGTCACTACCCGAAGATAGGAAAAGGCGGTGGCATATCCACACGTTTTCCTTTCGGACGGGAAATCTGAAGAAAGGAGAAGGCAATATGGATTCAAATGCTTTTCTGAATGACCTGATGTCGAAGATGAAACTGCCGGAAGCGAAAGGTAGGAAAAAAGCAGAACAGAGTGAATCGGTGGCGCAGATTCTCGCCGCCATGCAAAAGGTCAAGGCAGAGAAAAAGAAGCAGCCCGTAACCAGTCCTGCGCGAGCAAAGGAAACGTCGGTAAATGAGCCGGAAAGCATGGAAGAATTTTCACAGCTTGCAACCGATGTGATGCAGGAATGCCGGCCGACCATGCCGATACCGACAGCATCAATCTCAGAGAAAACAGTTCGGGTGGCTGCCTATATCCGTGTTTCCTCCACCAATCCGGCACAGGAAGATTCGTATGAAATGCAGGAACGCTACTTCATGTCGCTCCTTGCAAGAAATTCTGGCTGGACATCCGCTGGAATTTATTCCGACCACGGCATTTCCGCAACGAGCAGGGAGCGGAGAACTGGCTTTAACCGTCTGCTCCGGCACTGCAAACAGGGAAAAATCGACCGTGTGATCTGCAAATCCATCAGCCGTTTTGCTCGAAATACGCAGGATTTTCTTGTGGCACTGCGAACACTGAAAGAAAACGGGGTGACGATTTTGTTTGAGCGGGAAGCGATGGACACGGCAGATGCTTACAGTGAGTTCATCCTTACCACACTGGCCGCCATTGCACAGGAAGAGAGCCGCTCGATTTCTGCCAATATTGCATGGAGCAACCAGAAGCGGTTTCCGGCAGGAAATGTCTGCAACAAGGACATTTACGGTTATGAATTCCGCAAAGGCGAGTATACGGTGAACGAGAATGGATACCGCTATCGGGCGGTGTTCATCATCCCAGAAGAGGCAGAGGTCGTCCAGATGGTGTTCCGGCTTTTTACCGAAGAACAGTTGGGCTTTACGCAAATCGCCCAGAAGCTGGATGCATTGCATATCTCTCCGCCGAACAGCGGATGCAGGCAGCGGCAGAAGCGGAAGCCGACAGCACTTCCGACTGGAGCATTGAAGGAAGAAGCCAAACGTGGATGGACGGCATCGGATATCCGGTACATGATTGCGAATGTTCGGTACTGCGGTTCGGTATTGTGCCAGCAGACCTACACGGATACGGAAAAGGGTCATAAACAGAAGGTCAATAAGGGCGAAAAGCCGAAATACCTCATCCGAAACCATCATCCTGCCATTATTTCGGAAGAACTATGGCAGGAAGCACAGGAGGTCTGGAAAGCGTACACAGCAAAATACAGGGGTATTGAAAAAGGAAAGAGCGAAAGGACCTATTCCAAACTTCTGTTGTGTGGAGAATGCGGACGGTATTTTCAAGGCCACTCCACAACCAGAACCACGATCTGGCGGTGTGCAACGAAGGTCAGCCAGCAGGGACAGAAACGATGCCGGATGGAGTCGGTTTACGAAGAGCAGATTCAGATGATGCTCCGTAAAGCATTTGCCGAAAAATTCAAGTTGGGAGAGAAAGTCGATGCGGAAGTCCATGAGGTCATGCAGATGATTTCCAAAGCCCCTATTAATAATGTGGGAACTCAGTCGTTGGAGGCTCTGACGGAGAAGCTGAGAGAGATCCATGACTTTGACCGGATGGAGCAGGAAGGAGATTTCCTGAAACGTCAGCTTTCCGCAGTGAACTACAGCATTCGGGATGCCAACCAGCACATCCGAGATATTCAGGCAGAAGAGGAAGCCTTAAGAGTACGAAGCGAGGTGTTGGGAGAGCCGGTGGATGAAGAAACTGCCGCAGGGTTGGAAACCAGACTTCACCATGAAGAGGAGCAGTTAGAGAAACTGGAATATGAAGCACAGCAGCAGGCAGAGCGAGTTCGGTATATGGAAGCCTACTGGAAGAAGCTGGAGCAGACCTATGACATTCGGGAAAAGGCATTGACTTGGCTGGATTCTCTGATGGGCGGGACGCAGACATTTCTGGATGAAGCGATTGGAACGTATGTGAAAGCCTTTGTGCTTTCCATTACCATTTTTTCACCGAAGCATTTTAGAATCCACTGGTTCGATGACACCCAGACGGATGTGGAATGCGACAGTGTATTTGAGGGCTATCAGCAGCCCGGTAAGATTAGGAGGAAAAAGTAATGAACAGACGAATGGCACAGGGAACAGTTGCAAACAACGTGCAGGTCATTCCTGCAACAAAGCGAAGGGTGTCGGCTGGCGGTCAGCTGAAAAAGGCAAAGGACATCCGAGTGGCAGCCTACGGCCGTGTTTCGACCGATGAGCTTTCCCAGCAGACTTCGTATGAAGGGCAGAAAAGCTACTATACGAAGCTGATCAACGAAAAAGAGGGCTGGACATTTGCCGGAATGTATGCGGATGAAGCAACCTCCGGCACCAACCGCAATCACCGTACCGAGTTCAACCAGATGATGCGGGATGCGCTGGATGGAAAAATCGACTACATTATCACGAAGTCCATTTCCCGATTTGCCCGAAATACGGTCGATACGCTGAACTGCGTGAGACAGCTTCGGCAGTGTGACCCGCCAATTGGTGTGTACTTCGAGAAGGAGAATATCGACACGCTGGATGCTTCCGGTGAATTGCTCCTGACCATCCTTTCGGCATTGGCACAGGAAGAAAGCAATTCGATTTCCAAGAATATCAGCTGGAGCATCCAGAAGCGGTTTCAGGAAGGCATCGCTTTTGGAAATCCCCGGTCGGTATACGGCTACACAGACGGGAAAACTAATAAGGACTGGGTCATTGTAGAAGAACAGGCCAGGGTGGTGCGGTTCATTTTTGAGGAGTATCTGCTTGGAAAATCCTCATACAAAATCAGCAACGAACTGAATGCGAAAGGCATCCTTTCCCCCAAGGGCACGAAATGGCAGGGCGAGAGTGTAGATTTTATCATCCGGAATGAAAAATATGTTGGTGACTGCGAAATGCAGAAAACGGTCACGGTTGAT